CAGGAGATCCCTTTAGCAGTAACTCGGCCTGATGTGATTCGTGAGATGAAGCGTCTGCTTGACAAGAGAATTGATAAGTACAGCGATAAGATGGTCAAGTATGGCCGTGATGGTAACGAAGAAATGGCAGACTGCATGGACTGGTATATTGAAGGTCTTCAATACGCCTATGCTTGTTTGATTGACCTTGACGAAGCATACGCAAATGCGTACACCGTAAAGGCTGGAGGTAAGAAATGAGCGCAATGGGTCAGGTAGTGCTTTCTATTCAGGAAGCACTTTACAACGGCGAGTCTCGTGAAGAGGTCGCCAAACAACTAATGGAGCGCTATGGCTTTGGTAAATTCTCAGCGCTTGAGTTTATCGAGCAAGTCGCTGAAGGAATTGATGATGAACTTTGAACTTTTGGGGGCTCTGTTTTTCCTGCTTGTCGGGATTTGCGGATGCCTGTATCCATTTATAATAGAGAAGGAGGAGGAATGAGACTTCCATCTTATGACAGAAGAAGAAAACCGTGGAAATACCAAAACGTAAGTGATGTAGAGCAGAACGCAATGTATTTCCTTAACTTAATTTTCGGAATCACTTTAGTAGTGATATCCGGTTTACTTGTGGTGTTTATGATATGAATTGGCCTAAAACAGAAGTTGAACAGCGCTTGGCTGCTGTCGAACATAGAATTGAAACATTAACGGAGAGGAACGTGGACTACAAATATTTTCTAAACATAGATGCACTCAACGATATCATTCGGTTGGAGTTGCTGGAGCAACTTGCAGATCTAGAAGACACTATGGACGATGATAGTATCCGTGATACTACCTTGGTTGAAGCATTTAAACGTGTAATTGCATACAATAGTGTGCCTGGAACTTATGAGGACGGAAAGTATGACTAGTGAAGTTAGTTTAGTTGGAATCACTCAGCCGATTGGTGTTGAGGGTGTTACTACGGCAAACGAGTTGATTGCCTATGCCGCAAGAGTCAGCAATCCTGGCAATCAGAATAACGAGAAGACTGCGCCTAAGTTGCTGCGCTATCTTATCAGAGAAAATCACTGGTCCCCATTTGAGATGGTGTCGGTGACAATGGAAATCAAAACGACTCGTGATATCAGCCGACAGATTATTCGGCATCGTTCATTCTCATTTCAAGAGTTTTCTCAGCGATATGCGGTCAGCGAGGGCTTCATTCAGGACCGAGAAGCACGTAAGCCTCACCCTACGAATCGCCAGTTGAGCATGGTAGATGAGGACGCAGGGCGGCAGCAGACGGCGCAGGAGATGTTCAGCGAGATGCAATCTGAGGTCGTTAGAGTTGCTAGGGAGCAATACGAACTGGCGTTAGACGCCGGTATAGCAAAGGAACAGGCACGAGCGCTGCTACCCGAGGGCTTGACCGAGACAACGCTGTATATGGCAGGTACCTTGCGCTCGTGGCTTCATTATTGTGAGTTGAGAAGGGGTCACGGTACGCAAAAAGAGCATATTGAGGTCGCTGATGCGTGTTGGGATGTTCTCAAAACACACTTTCCGGACGTGTGCAAAGCGGTTGAAAGTGAATGAAATTCATAGTGAATATGAAAAAATTTCATGTAAAAAGCCGTAAAAATTGTTGACTTGGGCGCCGAAATTTGAGACAATTACCTTGTAAATTAATGAGGAGTGTGAAATATGTATAGCGAAATGTACTTAGCAAAGCCCAACCTGACTAACTTTCTCCACGCCGAGAAGTTTGCTACTATCAAAGAAGCCGTGGAGTTTCTCAACAACCGACTGAAGGTTGAAGAGAAAGTTGACGAGAATGGTGACGTTGTAGCGCCTGCTATGATTTTTCCCAAGATGGGATTCGTAGACTTTGCCCTTCTGGGTAAGATTCTTCGAGTTGAGGCTGATGGTTATGCCGTCTTTACTGAAGAAGAAAAAGAACTCAAAGCGATGGAAAAGGCAGAAAAGGAGGTCTAACTGATGCCAGCAAGTATCGCACTAGTGTTTACCGCTATTTTTATTTTGATGGGATTTGGAACTCTCATCTGGAGAATGCTGGGGTTTGAGGGGCTTAGCCTCTCAGGCCTAGCAAAAACTAGCGCGTTTCTAACCGTCGTGGCTTTTGCAGCCTTTTCCTATTGGGTTGGAATCCTGTAAAACTTCCATTATTCTTCCACTTTTGAGTATTGATTTCTACCTTAAAATTTGAGATAATTATCTCGTAAATAAGGAGATGTGCTGATGATTGATCGAGTTGTGTGTGCTTATACCGACTGGGGAACCCCAGTTTTCCACCTCTACAAAAACGACGAGATGGTAGGTCGTGCCATGTCTCCCCAAGGTATTGCTCGTGTTGTCGAAATACACGGTGGTCCTGCTCCCCAAATCAAGGGTCATATCACCCATTTTCACGCTGAAACGTGGCGTCAAGCATGCAAATTGTTATAAGCATATAACAAAATAGTCTAAGAAAAGTGTTGACAAAACATATTTTTCGTGAGATAATTACCCTGTAAATTAATGAGAGAGAGTGAGTTATGGAAGCACAATTGATTAAAGAGTTTGCTGGATTTGGTCTTGAGTTGAAGTTTGACGCAGAGCGTCCAGTTGTTACCTGTATCCGTCCCACCAAACGTGCTCGTATCGGTTACAAGGTTGAGTTCTGTTATCGTTTTCCAACTGCCGAGCGTATGTATCAGTATGTCGAAGGTTTCCTTGCCGGCCGCAAAGAGGCTGCTACTCTTAAAGAAGATCGTAAGGCTGCTCGTGCTGCTGCTCGTAAAGAAGCAGTTGAGAACGTCAAGAAGGGTGACATCTTTGTCGCTAGTTGGGGTTGGGAACAGACCAACGTTGATGCGTATCAGGTTGTTGAGAAGAAGGGTGCGACTGTGACCCTGCGTGAGATTGCTCTGCGAACTGTTGAAGGTAGCGAAGGTTATATGAGTGACCGTGTTGTTCCTGTCTTGAACCATTTTATTGGTGAAGCGTTCACTAAGCGAATCACTGGTCGTGGTATCAACATCAGCGATTGTCAATACGCAACGCCTGCTGAAGAAGGCAAAGATTTTTACCGAAGCTGGTATGCATAAGGAGAAAAAAATGTTGCTAACCGAAATCACCAACGAAACTCATACGATGGAAATCGTAAATCATCTCAGGGAGTTGTGTTCGACTCATGACTGGTACTTTCAGATGGCAGAAGGCGATGCCTACTACAGAGGATTGCAACGCGCATCTGAAATCAACTACGTGAAAAACGTGTTGGTTGCTCGTGGGTATGAGAGGCAAACAGAATCTGTGATTGACCAGTATCGTCCTAAGATGCCTGTTCTTGAAGAGTTGTTGAAACCTGTTCCAAGAACGATGCCTAATCCTAAGTCTTATCCACGAGATGAACTGAACATTCTTTGCGATTGGAGACTGAATGGTTATCCTACGCTGAAAGAAGACAGTTCTTTCGTTGACCGATTGATGGAAATTGGATATTCAGCAGAACGTGCTGTCGAATTGATGGCAGAATATGAAGTTGATTACGAAGCGTGGAGGGTCTCTTAATGGAAGATACTTATTTGGAAGAGATACGGCTGTCTCGTGAGTTTGCTTGCCAGTTTGAGAAACACAATATGGCTTTTTGGGGTGACCAATATCGAGATTTGATTACTGCGTATCGTGAACTCAAGCGACACTATGAACGTCAGATTGAAGAGGAAGTGCAATGAAAACAATTGTTGTAATTGAAAAAATGGAAGAAGGCGATTTAGGTGTAAAAACAAATGGGTCTTGGTTCGTTCGAGAATATGAAGACCAAGAAAGTTTTGATGATGATTGTGAGATGAGTGGTGGTTTTTATAAAACTTTAGAAGATGCTCTTGAAGCAGTTCAGAATATCTTTGAAGAAGCGGAGTTGTGGGCATAAAATAGAATGGTGGATAGAAGATGTATGCGGAATATAAAATCTTAGAGATTGACATTTGGAAAAAAGAAGCTATACTTGAAATAGACGGTATAAAGGTTTACTTTCAATTTGACGGTAGCGATCAACCTACAATCGTAGATGCTATCAAGTATCTTGTAAAAGAAGCGGAGTTGTGGGCATGAACGGATTTCGTAAGATGCAGGAACGACTAACCGAAGAAGGTTGGTTCGTTGCTTGGAACATGCCCTGCTGTCAAACCTGCGCTTGGGGTGAACTGTCTTGGTTAGAGAATCCACCCGAAGATATGTCTAAAGTGTTGTTCAATCACTCGCAGGATTGTGAGGTTCAAGGTGGCGAGGAAGAGTGCGGCAATTGTGACGGAGAAGGTTATGATATGGACAACGATGAAGATTGTTCATACTGTCGTGGAACTGGGTACGCAGACTTTGGAGATGTGGACCCCGACGAATTCGATACTTCGGTCGGTGGATTCGTTTGCAGTTATCCAGAGCAACAATCCAGTTCACTGTTCTGTTTTGACGGTAGCCCCGAAGGAGTTGAGAACCTAAAAGCGATTATCCCTATCATCGAAGAGTGTGGTTGTAAGGTATTCTGGGATGAAACGGGCGGTTCTCGTATTGACATTAGTTGGAGGTTATAGTATAATGACATTTCGTGAGTGGTTAAAGATAACGTGGGAAGAGCATCGAATGGAAGTAGAGTCGTATGAAGGGGCGCTCCCGAATTACGATATGTGCGACTACTTCAACAAGTACAAGTGGTGGCTCAAAAGATTATATAAAAGTGAAGTGAAGAAAAATGAAAAACGTGATACTGACTGATTGTGATGGCGTCCTAGTTGATTGGGAAGCAAAGTTTACCGAGTGGATGGTTCGTCAAGGGTACGGTGTGATCAACGACAAAGCCTACAACGTAGGTGAACGATTTGGTAAGAACCGATACGGGTTATCAAAAGAAGTTAGCCGTGAGTTGATAAAGTACTTCAACGAATCTGCTGCGATTGAGACTCTTCGCCCTATGCGAGATGCTATCAAATATGTTCGTAAGTTGCACGAAGAACATGGCTTTGTCTTTCATGTTATCACATCATTATCTACCGACACTGACGCTGGGCGATTACGAAAGCGTAACCTAGAGTTGCTGTTTGGTCCGACTGTCTTTGAGAAGATTGTGTGCCTTGAGTGTGGTGCTGACAAGGATGAGGCGCTTGAAGTGTATCGTGACAGTGAGTGTTTCTGGATTGAGGACAAGCCTGAGAATGCTGACACTGGAACTCGTATGGGATTGCGAAGCGTACTACTTGAACATTCCCACAATATGAGTTATAATGGGTCTGCGAAGTTATTGAAAACTTGGAAAGACATATATAGTTATATAACCGGAGATTTATGAATATCTTTTATCTTGCTCATGAACTACCACTGTGTGCTCGTTATCACAACGATAGCCACAATGTCAAAATGATACTGGAATATTGCCAGTTGCTATCAACTGCGCATCGTATTATCGACGGCACGCTGACTATGGTGCCTATGCTCGACAAGAATGGGAGTCAAGTCTTCCTCAAATCCGGCGAGAAGCGTCTCAAGAAGCACTATGTACTCGACGATGAGCGAGAAGATACTTTGTATCGTGCTACGCATCAGAACCACCCCAGCGCAATCTGGGTGCGTCAGAGCAAGCAAAACTACATGTGGCTACACGGATTGCTTGTAGAACTCTGCAAAGAATACACATATCGCTATGGGAAGACGCACAAGACGCAAGTAATCGGTCTTGTAGACGCTCTAGCAGTCTCCCCTAACAATATCCCTGACATCGAGTTTACGCCTCCTACGCCTGCTATGCCCGACGAGTGTAAGTTAGAGGATTCGCTGTCATCCTATCGTAACTACTACAACAATTTCAAAACACATTTGGCGTCATGGAAGAAACGTGGTGCTCCCGAATGGTTTGAGCCTGGAGTAACATATGCCCACGTATGATTTTAGACACAAAGAGACACAAGAAGTTATCACTAAGATTATGAAAATAAGTGAGAAGGATGAGTGGCTTGCTGCTAATCCTGAATATGAGTCCGTGATATTAGGAGCCCCTGGCATTGGTGATCCCGTAAGGTTAGGTCTCAAGAAGCCTGATAATGGATTCCGTGAAGTGTTACAAAAAGCAAAAGAGGCACATCCTTTAGGAAATATTAATACGTTCTAGGGGTATCTTCAATCAACAAAGGAAGATACTTTATGTCAAGAAAAAGAAACGGAGAAGAAACTGCAAGGAAAAGAACTTGTGTAAAACTGGACTATATGAATGTCATCGAGCCGTTGACAGACAATCAAAAAAAGTTTTTTGATGCATATAGGAGAGGTGACTACTTCATCGCACTTCACGGTGTAGCAGGAACCGGCAAAACATTCATAGCGTTCTACAAAGCGCTAGAAGAAGTTTTAGATAAGAGTACAAGTTTCAATAAGATTATCATCGTGCGTTCATCAGTTCAGTCTAGAGATATGGGGCATTTGCCTGGAGACGTGAACGAGAAGATGAGCATATTTTCACAGCCTTATGTGCAGATATGTCAGAACTTATTTGGTATGAAAAACGCATGGGATATCCTTGAAGAGAATGGTGTAGTGGAGTTTATTTCTACTTCGTTTATTAGAGGCATGAGTTTTGATGATGCGATTATCATTGTTGATGAAATGCAGAATATGACATTTGAAGAAATCGACACGGTAATGACACGAGTTGGTCATCAGTCAAAAATTATTTGGTGTGGTGATTACAGACAAACTGACTTGAACAAAAAGAAGAACGATGTTAGTGGTATAAATAAGTTCTTTGAAATTGCGTATCATATGGAAGCATTCACTAAGATTGAGTTCACCGCACAAGATATCGTTAGAAGTTCATTAGTGCGTGACTATATACTAGCGAAACTACAACACGAAGATGCCGTGTTTGAGATGAATCGAATACGAGCAGCATAACAGGAATTTTTTATAATGACAGCAAGTGAACTACTAGGCAGGGTTGTCTCCGATGACCCTGCCGTCCTCAACTTTTGCGATGTACTAAAAGATTATAATATCAAGTATGTCGACCAATCAGTAAAAATGAAACAAGGCTCACTGAATTCTGAGCGAGTGCTTGTATATATTCCATCCCATCGAATCTCTGCTACAAGGCTTATTGAACTAGCCGAGAAATTCAATATGGATAGAGTCGCTAAACATAGACTAGAGGAAAACTACTATAAAAGTAAGAATCTTGGAATCTGTTTAGAGAAGAGTGGTGATAAAAATAACTACCGAATCTATGCAGAATATCACGTAGGATTGAAAGCGTATAGAAAAGCATTTGACAATCTAGATTTTAAAATCAAAAATGTAGATTCTTACAAGTGGGATTCTGATAATCCAGAAGGATACAAGCAAACGTATTATGAATCATTGATACAACCTACAGTTGCTAACGTTAGATTAGCAATGCATATGGCTAAAGTTAAGTTTATTCCCAAAGCAATCAATAAAAAATTGGAGGGTAAGAACAAGAATGAATATATCGGAACTTATTTTGTTACTGACAACAATACAAATCGGTCTGCCGTTGATATCAAATTCGATATCGGTGATGAGTTTTACCTTAGAGACTTTGCAAAGGAACTTACTGACTGGACTAGAAAAAACTTAGAAATTCGATTGAAAGGACTTGACATGTACCCCATTCATCATGTATCATTAGGAGTTGACGCAGATGAAAAGGATTATGTGACACTTTATTTTAAATTATGATATTCAACCATTTGAACATGGCAGAGAAACTGCCTAAACTGAAACGCAAAAATGTAAACGGGTCTCGACTATATTCTGTTGGTGATGACGTTGCATATCCTTCTGTCACAACAATCACTGGGCAGATGAATAAGGATTCTATTGTTGCGTGGAGAAAACGTGTGGGTGAAGCGACTGCAAACAAAATCAGTGGTCAAGCATCCGCAAGAGGAACACGCATACATAAGTTGTGTGAAGATTACTTGAATAATGAACTTATCGAGTCGAAGTTGCCTTTGGACAATATGATGTTCAAAAGTATAAAAACGGAACTTGATAAATACGTACAGAATGTACATGCGCTAGAAGCGCCTTTGTATTCGCATCATTTACGTGCTGCGGGTACTGTGGATTGTATCGCAGAGTTTTCTTCGAAGTTAGCAGTTATTGACTTCAAGACATCGAAGAAACCTAAAAGAGAAGATTGGATACAGAATTATTTTGTTCAGTGTTCTGCATACTCTGTAATGTATGAAGAACTGACAGGTATTCCCATCAGCCGGCTAGTTGTTATTATCGGTATTGATGGACAAAATGAAGCACAAATCTTTGTGAAAAATCGTGACGATTACATTGGCAAGTTTATTGAGTTGAGAGACCAATACGAAAGCTTGACAAATTAGAAGTTTTACTATATAATAGTTCACAACAGTTTAGGGGTTTTTCCAGTTTTCAGTTGCCTTCCCTCCACCTCCTCGAAGGCCCCCAGCGCACAGAAAAAACTGGTTTTTATTTTAGGAGAGTATCATGGCAAAAGCAAGAGGTGGTGTGGGTGCAGTTGTTCGACCAGAACGTAAGCCAAAGGGAACGTCTATTGGTAATGGAAACTTTAAGAGAGCGTCCCTAAATAAACGAAAGAAAGCGTCATACAAAAAATATAGAGGGCAGGGACGATAATGGATAAGAAAAAAGCAGTAGAAGTTGTTAACAATTTGTTCGTATATGAATACGATAAAGTGCAATACAACGCATCAGATTACTGGAGAATTCTAGACGTTAACGCAGAGAAAGATGAAGGCGATTGTGAAGATTATGCGTTAACAGTTGCGTGGTTACTTGCTGACCAAAGCCGTTGGAATTTTTTGAAGATGTTGTTTACGAAGAAGTTTCAAATTTGTTTTGTTAATGTAACAGTTGACGGTGTAGTTGGTGGTCATGCAGTATTAGAGCATGACGGCAAAATCGTAGACAACTGGAAGCGTAAGTGGACTGCAAGGTCTACATACGAAAAAGATTACAAGAAGTATCAGTGGACATTCGTTAGGTATTACAAGCCATTGACAGTTGTAATCAAATTAATCCAAGGTAAGTTTTGGAAGAAGTAAAGCCGCTATAGCTCAGCAGGTAGAGCAACTGATTTGTAATCAGTAGGTCCCGAGTTCGATTCTTGGTGGCGGCACCACTTTTAGGAGTATGTTATAAAATGGTTGATGATAAGATTTCGTTATACGACCAACTTAGAATTCAAATCGTAGAATTAAAAAAAGATAACGATGCTTTGAAATCGGACAATGAAGTCTTGAAGAGAGCATTATCAGAAGAGGTAGCGGAAAAATACAGAGCATACGAAAAGTTAGCTCGATTATCTTAGTAATGGAGTATTATTATGGAATATATGTGGCAAGGACAAGTGGTCAAAGGTAAAATCTGTTCTACATACAAGAGCAGTAAAGGCACAAAACACTTCGTTGAACTAACAGAAACTCCTGAAACAACCTATGACAGAAACGGTCACGAGTGGCCAGTTAAAGGTTGCGTTGTACTCATTGACGATGGAGTATAAAGATCTATCACAACTAAATGGCGATGAGATTATAGAAGAACTTCAACGAGTTTTTCCTGATTTTCCCAACGTAGAGAATTATCCTAAGACTGCTCTTTGGTATGTGAAACTATATGAGTTTTATAAGAAGAGAAAGGAAACCTACGGGGAAGTTAAATGACAACATTAATAGGATTAGGATTTTGTTTTGTTGTTGGGTTTTGCGTAATTGCATATCTAACAATTAAAGACGAATATAAAAATTTGCGGGATTAGCTCATTTGGTAGAGCGCAACCTTGCCAAGGTTGAGGCGGTGAGTTCGAGCCTCACATCCCGCTCCAATTTGAAAAATGTTTTCTTATAAATAGATTAACATATAAGTTAATCAATAGGAGAACATAATGAAATGTGCTTACGAAGGTTGCGAGAAAGAGGCAACCAGAGCAAAGTATTGTTCGATACAATGCAAGAACAAAAACGCCGTGATTTCATTCAGAAAACGAATGAAACTGAAGGCAGTAGAATATATGGGCGGTTCTTGTCAATGTTGTGGATATGATCGTTATGAAGGTGCATTGCAGTTTCATCATTTAGATCCCAACGAAAAAGATTTCGGCATCTCTGCAAACGGCCGCTGTAGAAAATGGGAGACCATTGTTGAAGAGTTGAAGAAATGTATAATGGTCTGCGGAAATTGTCACTCAGAAATTCATGCAGGCATACGAGATATTCCCTGTTAGCTCAGTTGGTAGAGCTTCCGGCTGTTAACCGGACGGTCCGTGGTTCGAGCCCACGACAGGGAGCCAATTACATATAAGGAGTAAATCATGCTACATATAAATGATGCTATGAAATCATACCTTGAGGGTAGATTGGCATACCACAAAGCAAACTACAAAATTTTCACAGAAAATCCAGTCGGTGTCGCTGAACACGGCGATTTTATGGAGACGCTGGAAAAGGAACTTGAAAACGTTGCTAAATATACAGAGTTGCTAGAAGCATTGGAGAGTATTAATGGATAGGAAAGCAGTATTTGAAACACTCAAGATTGATGAGGGTGTGGAATATAAAGTATATGCTGATCATCTTGGCTATCACACATTTGGTGTAGGTCATTTGATTATCGAGGGAGACCCTGAGTGGGGTTCTGAGTTTGGTACGCCTGTATCAGAAGACCGTGTGTGGGAAGCGTTCGAGAAAGACTTAGACATTTCTATCAATGAATGTAAGATTTTGTTTGAAGACTTTGACGAGTTTCCCGAAGAAGCACAACAAGTCATTGTCAATATGATGTTCAATATGGGTAGACCCCGTTTGTCACAATTCAAAAAGTTTTGTGCCGCTGCAAAGTTAGGTCAATGGAAAGTGGCTGCAGCAGAAGGGCGTGATTCACGATGGTACAAGCAAGTAACTAACCGAGCAGAACGACTGATGAGTCGATTGGAGGAAATATGACAAAGTATCTTTGGAAAATCGCAGGCGAAAGAACATCACTTGATGGTGTAGCACTAATCGGTATTTGTGGTGCTGTTATCCTTCTTGGTGGTGTCGCTAAACTAGCAGCATGGGCAGGATTAGCCTATGGCATCTGGACTCTTCTGAAAACTGAAGACTAATGAGTGAAAACAAGATTCTTCTACTAACGGACATCATAGAACAAAAAGTCCGTAAAGAGAAAGAACTTGAATACTATCAAGAACAACTGCAAGAACTAGAGAAAAAGATGTGGTTTGTTAGGAAGGAAATCGAACTAACAAACCTCATCATCTCTGTCATCGAATCCGAAAAAGCGGATATCCTCAAAATAAATCCCCCCAGAGAAGACTAAAATTATAAATAGTTTCATATAAATCACTTATATGGAGCAGTATAATGGCTGGTAAAAAGAAAGTTACTGTGGACGAGTCTCTGCATGCAGCAGACCTCAATGGTGATGGACACGTTTCGATGGAAGAACTCGAAGCGCATATGAATTTGGAATTTAAAAGAAAAGAATTAGAAGATGCTGATGCTCAGCGTGACGCTATCCGTAAGATGGCATGGTTCTCATTAGGAGGGCTTTTACTATATCCTTTTGGTATCTTTGTGACATCAATGTTTGGGTTAGATACCGCAGCAAACTTGATTGCTGATATCGCACCTACGTATTTTGCTTCTATTGCAGTATTAGTATCTGCATTTTTTGCAGCCGACGCGGTGGGGAACAAAAAGAAGGATTAGGTTGTGGAATACATTCTCATTGGAGTACTGATTACATTTGGGTCTTGGGTGGGAAATAAAGTTATAGACAAGATTGAAGAACCGAAAAAAGAAATGGTCGCACAACGACCAGAAGCGCTACAATGTATTATTGTAGAGGATAAAACTAAGGAATAAAACAATGGCTGGCAAATTTGATGTGAGCGAAGACTCTGCCATTACTATACCATTGCGTAATCTTATTGGATTGATTATTACTGCCGGTATTGTGGTGATGGGTTATTTTCAATTGGTGGAGCGTATCACTTTCCTAGAAAGGGACTTGACGTTAGCCGACCAGTACATTAAGCAGAACTCCAATTTCAGAGAGAAGTGGCCGCTTGGAGAATTAGGTTCGCTGCCCGATGATATGATTCAGAACAGTAAGATTCAAGCACTCGAAAAAGTGGTTGAGGTCAATACAGAATTCCGAAACAACTGGGCACCACCTGAAGAGGTACAGGAATCGGTCAAGATAAATAATGAACAAGAGATTAAGATAAGATATCTTGAGACTCGTATTCAAATACTAGAAAATCAGTTGAAAGACATTAATAGAATGGAAATCACACAATCTCGTCACGAATCTGAGATTGAAACTCAAGCAGAGAAGATTGAAACCTTATTCGATCTTTGGAACAATAAGAGAGACTAATGGCTCAATGGAATAAAAATAATCAGGACTTTCTGAACAATGGTAGGACTCTCTACGAAGTTCAGTTGCAAGCCGATCAGTATGGTAATATCATCAATCCTGCAGCAACCGCTAAATCTGCTTTTGGTGAACCTATCTCTGTACCCGTTACACCCGTTCTGCAATTGGACGGATTGTACGGATTAGATCCTCGTCAGTTCGAAACTTATACTGGCACTTCACTTGGACTGAGCGGTACTGCTGATACGACAGATACATTGATGCAAGTAACAACGGGTACTGATCCTTACGGATATGGTGTACTTCGTTCTAAGCGAGCGGTAAGATATCGTCCTGGCCAAGGTGCACAAGCACGATTCACTGCAATGTTCACTGCGACTGCCGGTGTTGGTGTTGCCGGATATACTCAGAGAGCAGGATTCTTTACACAAGAACAAGCATTACAGATTGGATTTAATGGCGAACAGTTTGGCGTTATGCGTCAGAATGGCGGTAAAGCACATATTCATGTATTCACAATCACTGCGGCTGCTACTGTCACTGGGAACATAGACCTCACGCTTGATGGCACAACCACTAGTGTTGCAGTAACTGCTGGTGATACTATCGCAATTGTAGCGAGAAAGATTGCTGCTGCGTTTGCAAGTAGTGGTGCGTGGTTAGTTGAATACTCTGGAACTAAAGTTTGTTTCTTAGCACAACGAGTTGGGCCGAAAGCAGGTGCATTTAGTTTTGTTGATACTGGCGGTACAGGTGTAACCGCTGCGCTTACTAATCCTCAAGTAGGTGTCAATCATACTGAAGATTGGACGTATCAAACAGATTTTAATATTGACACATTAGACGGTAATGGTCCTTCTGGTGTTGTATTAGACCCATCAAAACTCAACGTATTCCAAATTAACTTCCGTTGGTTAGGTGCAGGTGAGTTAAGATACGCAATTGAAAATCCATTAAATGGTGATATGATATTCTTCCACCACGAACATT